GAGCGGAAACGTGCAGAAGCTAAAAAACTGGCTCGTAAAAAAGCCATACAGAATGGATTCCTGTATGTGGCTATTGGCATTGCTGTCCTCGGTGCTGTGGGCGGGGCCGTGGCCTTACTACTGTGGCTTATTAGCCTTAAAGGTACTTAGAGATGGCTATCGTATACCGTGGTGAAAAATTCAGCGGCTACAACAAGCCGAAGAGAACGCCGGGAGCATCCAAGAAGTTTGCGGTGCTAGCCAAAGAAGGCGAGACGATCCGACTCATCCGATTCGGTGATCCTAATATGACGATCAAGAAATCAAACCCAGAACGCAGAAAATCTTTCAGAGCGCGGCATCGCTGTGACAGCAGTCCGCCGTCAAAACTAACGGCCAGATACTGGTCATGCAAGAAGTGGTGAAAACTATGGCTAAGAAAGCATATGGCAAGAAGATGTCACAGAACAGCAAGGCGCAGAAGGGGTTCACGCCATGCAGTCGTTGCCCCAACCCTAGCTCCTGTAAGAAAGCAGGAATGTGTCTCGCACAGGCAATGTCATGAGCCTGTACGCGAACATCCACAAGAAACGGAAACGTATCAAGGCAGGCTCGAAAGAGACGATGCGGAAGCCGGGGACTAAAGGCGCTCCAACTGATGCGGCATTTGCTAAGGCAAAAAAGACTGCTAAGAAGCCAAAGAAAAGGACTAAGAAGTCATGACATTTGATCAAGTTGACCAGAATGGCGATGGTTTCATCGATCAGGCTGAATGGGAACGCATGAAGCTAGATGCAGAACGTGAGCGTCTAGCTGACGAGAACAATGACAGAGATGCTAAAAGAAAGATGTGTTATTTCTGCTTGGCGGGGATGTTGATGTATCCGGCGGCAGTGGTAATCACTGAGATGCTTAAACTCCCTACGGCAAGCCAATTATTATCATCAATGGCTAACATCTACTACCCTTCTGTTAGTTTGGTGGTAGGTAGTTACTTTGGCTTCAGCGCAATGTCTGGCAAGGATAAGGCAAAGTAATGAAAACCTGTCTGTACTCCTACACTAAGGGAATGTACGAGACAGAGTGCGGATTAAAAGCATTGTTGCGCCCACATCATCGGTGCGATAAATGCGGTAGGAAAGCAGAAGAGGTGCGCTATGCCACTGACAGCGAAAGGCAAGAAGATCATGAAAGAGATGATCGATCAGTACGGTAGGGACAAGGGTGAGTCCATGTTCTACGCGATGGAACGCTCAGGCAAACTGAAGGGCGTGGCAGGCAAAAGGAAGAAACGCAATGCTTAACATGTTACTCGGCCCGGCTCTTGAGCTAGGCAAGGACTTTCTGAAAGGGAAGGCGGAAGAAAAGAAAGCAATCCAACAGCGGAAGATCAACCAGATCAACAGTGACGCTGACTGGGAAGCTAAGATGGCTGACGCCACTAAATCATCATGGAAAGATGAGTGGTTTTCCTTGATTCTAAGTGCGCCTTTGATTGCCGTGGCATATAGCGTGGCAATGGATGACACCGCTATCATTACAAGGATGGATGAGGCTTTCACTGCGCTCAACTCACTGCCTGAATGGTATCAGTACCTGCTTTTTATAGCGGTCAGCGCGTCATTTGGTGTTAAGGGTGCGGACAAGATTATGAGCATGCGGGGTAAAAAATGATCGAGAATTATCAGCAATGTCTAGAAATGCTGTTGCATCATGAAGGCGGCTTTGTAAACCATCCTGCCGATCCCGGCGGAATGACTAACCTTGGAGTGACCAAGAAGGTCTACGAAGATTATCTGGGCCGAGAGGTCACAGAGGATGAGATGCGAGCTTTGACGCCAGAGGATGTCGCGCCACTGTACAAGCGTAATTATTGGGACAGGGTGAAAGGTGATGATTTGCCGTCTGGTCTTGATTGGGCTGTTTTTGATTGGGCTGTTAATAGTGGGACTGGCCGGAGTGCAAAAGCTCTCCAAACGTGTATCGGAACTACAGCAGATGGAGCGATCGGCCCTAACACACTGAAGAAACTTGCTGAGTTTGATCCTAAAGAGATCGTTATGCAGATGTTTGAGGCGCGTCAGGCGTTCTACGAGAGCCTGTCTACCTTTGACACGTTCGGCAAGGGATGGACACGCAGGAACAGCGAGACACTCGATCAAGCAATCGCAATGTTAGAAAACAAATAATGTTGCACAGATAAACATAATATGTTGTAATTCTCCTGTTGTTTACCAATGGGAGAATGCAATGAAAAATCAAACAACACTAATGGCCCGTGTCTGGGCTGACCTATCTGCGATCAACGTCAACGATCACATCCAAAAGAAAGGCAACTTGTCCTATCTGTCTTGGGCTTGGGCTTGGTCAACTCTTATGACTAAATACCCTGAGTCGTACTACGTCTTCCAAGACACCCGTACTGAAAACGGTACGGTAATGGTTGAGTGCGTCCTGACTATTCATGAAGGCGAAGAGGTTGCCACGCGCACAATGTGGTTGCCGGTCATGGATCACAAGAACAAGGCGATCGTTGACCCTGACACTCGTGCGATATCTGACACACGCATGCGCTGTCTTGTGAAGTGCCTCGCTATGTTTGGTCTAGGTTTCTACATCTATGCAGGTGAAGACATCCCGCAGGCTGAGAAAGAAGCCCTAGATCAGCCGATCGACAAGGCTCAGGCTCAACGCCTCAATGAGATGTTGGACTACTCAGGAACCGACATACAGAAGTTCCTAGCGCACTATCGGATCAGTTCTGTGTCCGAGCTACCACAATCGCATCATGAGCAGGCGTATAACGCGCTGTCGCAGAAGATCTCGCAAATGGAAGCCCAGACTGCGCAAGCTGATAACGAGTTGTCAGATGTCGATCTGTAAGGGGCAAGCACGATGAGAATGATCAATCACGAGCAAGGGACACAGGAGTGGCTGAACAGCCGCCTAGGCTGTCCTAGTGGGTCAGGATTCGACAAGTTGATTCAGGCCAGTGGCAAGCCTTCTACGCAGGCTGAAGGGTACATTAATCAGTTAATCGCTGAATTGATGACCGGGCAGACCACAGAAGTCAAAGTCACTGAGTGGATGCAACGGGGAACTGAACTGGAGCCGATGGCGCGTAACTTTTACGAGCTAGCGTCAGGCAATGACGTTGAAGAGGTTGGGTTTTGCAAGCATGACGTTTTGGAGTGCGGTGTAAGCCCTGATGGACTGATTGGTGAGGATGGCGGGCTAGAGATTAAATGCCCGACTCCTGCAACACATATTGCTTATTTACGGGCAGGTGTGTTACCAACTAAATACAAACAGCAGGTGATGGGCTGTATGTGGATCACTGGCAGGCAGTGGTGGGACTTTGTGTCTTACCACGAGACGATGCCTGCGCTGATCGTCAGAGTCGAACGTGACGATGACTACATCACGCTACTGGCTGATGAGGTATCAAAGGCCGTAGACACAATTCAATTAGAAGTTAATCGATTAAGGAAAATGCAATGACACAATATGACAACACAAACCGGGGCGCTATCTGGCGCAATGAGAAGAAACGTCCTGACAAGCGTGACCCAGACTTTACCGGGGTCATGAACATCGAAGGTGTGGAGTATCACATGTCAGGTTGGTTGCCTGATCCAGAGCGCAAGGGGCCAAAAACGCCTGCAATGACGTACTCGTACAGGCGCGTTGAAGAGCAGAATTTTCAGCCGATCGAGAGAACGATTGAGACCAATCCTGCGGCTGATGTTAACGATCAGATTCCTTGGTAACAAAAAAAGCCCCGTAGCTTAACGGGGCAAAGGAGTCATCCCAATGAGAGAAACATCTTGCGATGCAGTTACATATTACCACGGGAGCGATAAATGACACGAGTAAACGCAGGGCTGTGTGTTAAGAACGCCCAGAAAGAACTCAACATACCGAACGAGCGGATGGCTAGGGACTTCAGTGTTCACCATCAGCAGGTGTCGAGATGGCGGGTCAATTCAGATATGCACCTGAGCAAATTGCAGATGTTTGCCAAATATTTTGAAATGGATTTGTATGAGTTTTTGAAATTAGGAGAAGAATCCAATGGGTAACAAGAGATGGTCAAACAGTGAGCTATTGATGCTCGGTGACTTGTACCGGGACGGTCTGAGCTACAACGACATTGCGTGTAAGTTGAAGCGCAGTAAACGTGGAGTGGCGCATGCGCTTCACGCATACCGGCATGTGATCAACGTGGAGTACCGCAGGAAGCGCGGAGAGTACCACTCAGAGACGCCAACGCAGGAAGAGCTACGCGCACCAGTGAAGGACTTCACGCCTGCTAGCAAGCCTTGGTGGAAGTTCTGGGGATGAGTGACTCGCTCAAACAGACGGTAACGTCAGAGCAGGCCGCACTGCAGTCGTATCGTGACATCAAGAATATGATGAAAGATCACGGCTACTGTGTGGTCACCATCCGGGCAGGTGGCCGATCACTGGAGCAGAACGCGCTCTACCATGTATGGACGCAGGAGATCGCTGACAAGGTCAACAAGCACAACGGCACTGACTTCAGCAAGGGTGAGATTCACACTAAACTGAAGGCGATGTTCTTGGGCTACACAGAGCCTAAGCAGATCGGCAGTACAACAATACCGCCACAGTTGAAAAGCACCACTAAACTAACGAAGGGCGAGATGTTTTTCTTCATGGAACAGGTGGAACACTGGGCTATCGATTCAGGGATCGCTTTATCGCACCCAGAAGACAATGAGTATTACCGGACAAAGCGAAAGCATGAAGTCGGCGAACAGACGCTGTAAACAGTGCCGGAAGAAGGTTCCTGCTGAGTCGGCATTTGTCACTCAGTTGCGAGCCTTCTGTTCTTTTGAGTGCCTAACACAATTCACCAAGTCAGAGAAAGGGAGAAAAACGATAGCAAAATCCTCCCTTGCAGAAATGCGTGAGCGTAAACAAAAACTCAAGACCAAATCTGACTACCTCAAGGAAGCCCAGGCGGCGTTCAACGCATACGTCAGGGCGCGTGACCATGACAAGGCATGCATCTCGTGTGGGCAGTGGACAGACGATCGATACGGCGGAGGTTGGGACGCAGGCCACTACAGGTCTGTTGGCTCGGCCCCACACCTCAGATTCAACTTGCATGGGTGTCACAAACAATGTGTGAAGTGTAACCGCTATCTCAGCGGCAACGTGGCCGAGTACCGCAAGGGTCTGATCGAGCGCATCGGCATCGAAAAGGTTGAGGCTCTGGAGGCCATGAACGATGTCGGAAACATAGGGAAAAAAGAAGAGTATTTAATCCGCATCAAAAAAATATTTACCAAGAAGAAACAAAAAGTGTTGCAATCATCCTCATG